TTAGGGGTAAATTCATCGAACTACACCTCTTTGGACGTAAGTGTTGTTACAGATGCAGATGTGGTCTTAGAAACGCTTATTTCAAGTTATGTCTCTCAAATAGCGATTGTAGATGTTTCTACAGGATTAACTGTCTTTGCAGAAACCACAAATATAAATTACGAGGTATTAGAGCCTTCAATTGTTCTGATAAATAGTATCGATTTCGTCGCCGATACTTTAGTTAATTCGATTGAAGCTTTAACACCTTTTGTTTCAGTAGATATTTCAGCACTAGCAAATGAGTTGTTGTTGGTTAATGAAGTTTATGATGTAAACGTTGAGTTACAATTAGATGTTAACGTTAGTAATATTAGTTTAGTTACCTCTATTGAGGATGCTATAGTTCAAGTAGATGTTGAAACGGAATTAAGTACAATTCTAGCAACTTTAGAGATAAGACCAACGGGTGTAACAACTAATTTTGAAACGATTGAAAAATATAATGAAATTATTTTACTATCTTCGGTTATAAAAGGTAATATTTTGTTTCATTCAGCAATTAAAGATGAAATTAAATTTAATTCAAAATTAAAATGAGCGGGAAAATATTCGTAGGGCAAACAAAATTAACGATAAAGGCAGACCTTTCAGCAGACATAACAGGAGCGGCAGTTGTTCTTATTAAATATGTTAAACCAAATAAAGAGGTTGGTTCTTTTGTTGCGGAGATTGAAAACGAATTTAATGGTATTATAAAATATATAGTCCAATTACCTAGCGATATAGATGTTGCGGGAGAATGGTGTATGTGGGCTCACGTTACTTTTGCAGATGGAAAAACCATTGCGGGAGAAACTGTATCTTTAAAAGTACATAAAGAGGGTAAATGCTAGAGTTATGGAAAATAAAAAAGTATTAAAACTAGATGAAATAGCTAGAATAAAACAATGGAATGATTTTAAAAAGAATCAAACTACTTCAAACCAATTAATTAAAAAAAAGAAAAATGAATCCTCAAATACCTAAATTCGAAAAAAAAGAAGAGCTTTATGCTTACTTGAAAACAAACAAGGACGATTTAATATACCAAAAAAAATCTGAAATGAAACGCGCTGATGACGACTTTGGTTTTCATGTAGTTCAAATTCAAGAAGGAGTTAATAAGGCTCAAGGAAATGTAGCTTCTAACCCAGACGTAATTAAAGTAAGGGCGATTATAAACACTACCATGGTTAGAGATAGCCACAAGGATGTTCATATCGATGGGCTTTGGAAAAAAACTTTACAGGAGAATAAACGTATTAAACATTTACAAGAGCATGAAATGGCTTTTGATAAAATTATTGCGGATAAGGATGATCTAAATGTGTACACAAGAATGTACTCTTGGAAAGATTTAGGATACGATTTTGAAGGAGAAACACAAGCATTAGTTTTTGATAGCACAATTAAGAGTTCAAGAAACCCTGTTATGTTCAAAGAGTATAGTAATGGTAACGTAGATAACCATAGTGTAGGAATGGGATATGTGAAAATGGCTCTTGCAATTAATTCAGAAGATGAAGACTTTAAAGAAGAGAAAGCTGAATTTGATAAGCATATCGAAAAAATATTAAACAAAGAAGAAGTCAAAGAAGATGGTTTCTTTTGGGCGGTTTACGAAGCTAAAGCCTACGAGGGTTCAGCAGTACCGATGGGTTCTAATCCAATGACACCCACAATTCCAATAAAAAATCATATATTTGAAACTGAAAATAAATTAGAAACCACAATTAAAGAATGGTTAACTAATAAGAAATAGCCGCTTAGCACTATTTGCATCCCGATAAGCCGACAAAAATCACTTTCGGAAAAATGAAGATTATTAATTTTGTAATTAAACAATTATGACACCAGAAGAAATGAAAAAAGCCCTTGATGATAAATTCAAGGAAGTGAACGCAAACTACGAACATGCCGTAGCCCATAACGCTTCAAAAGAAGAGTTAGCCAAAGCAGTTGATGCTATTAAGGCGCAAGGAGAAGCATTAGAAGATTTTATTGAAAGCCAAAAGCAAAAAGTTGTTAAAGGCATGATGATTCAGTTTAAAGAATTCCTTGGGGAAAACGAAGCTGAATTAGAGAGAATCAAAAGTATGAAGTCTGGAGAGATTTCATTTGTACCTAAAGTTGTAGGTGCATTGACTACAGGTTCAGGTTCTGATATTGATACACCAACATTAGATGTAAGCACAAACTTAGGTTCTTTTAACCTTAGAAATGATAATGCTTTACTTTCATTGATGACTGTATCAAGTACAAATAGACCGAGCTATAACTATACCGAGTTATCACCAAAAGACGGAGGTTATGGTTTCGTATTAGAGGCGGGTACAAAACCACAGATTGATTTCAAATGGGAGAACCGTTATACTACACCAAAGAAAGCGGCGGCACACGAAAGATTAACTGAGGAGTCTGTTACAGATTACCCACGTTTAATGAGTGTAGCTAAAGAATACTTACTTAAACAACATGATTTGTTTAAAGTTTCTAATTGCTTTTTTGCAGATGGATTAGGCGATAACCCAACGGGTGCAACTACTTACGGTAGAACATTTGTAGCGGGAGGTATGGCTGATTTCTTTGCGGCAGGAACTTCAAACTTCATGGATGTTGTTAACGCAATTATCACTGATATTTATACTACACAAAACTATACTGATGAAGCTTCATACGAGGCAAACATTGTATTGATTAACCCTGTTGATTTTTTCAAGTATTTAGTTGGAGCAAAAGATGGTAACGGATTACCACTTTACCCACAAGCGGGTTTATTTAATCAAGTTCGTATTGGTGGTGTATTAATTAAGCCTTGGATAAAAATGCCAGCCGGAAAGATTTTCGTTGCTGATATGTCTAAATACAACGTTGTAAACTACGTACCTTTTACAATTCGTATCGGTTGGATAAATGACCAATTTATTACTAACCAATTTTCTATGGTTGGTGAGTCAAGATTTTTCCAATATGTTAAGAATTTAGACCAAGGAGCATTTGTTTACGACGATATTGCTACAGTACAAGCGGCAATAACAGCAGCATAATTAATTTCATAACTTAAATAAATAAAGATGGCACAGACAGAAAAAAGTAAAGCTACAGGAGTATTTGATGTAGAATTTGTTAACGATTTTGGTTCTTATAAAAAAGGAGAAAAAGCAGTCTACCACGCTAGTACCGCTAATACTCTTGAAAAGAAGAAGATTGTAAAAATTCTTAAAGAGAAGAAAAATTACACCCCTAAGACTATTAAAGAGTAGTTTAACATTTTAAATACCTAACAATGATAATTGACAACACTTATTTTATTAACGAGCTTTATATACCACACGCGAAGCCCTCGGTTACGTCTGATGTTGTAACAGTTGATAGTCAACTGAACTCGTTTATTAATAAATACGAAAGAGATTGTCTTGTTAGGTGTTTAGGATTAAAGCTTTACAATGAATTCATTAGTAATATAGATGTGAACCAAAAGACACTAATTAAAACCACTTCTGATGATAAGTGGAATAAATTACTGAACGGAGGAACATACACAATTAATAATGATGATTTTGAATGGCGCGGATTAAGATTTAAGAATTCAGATTTAGATGCGAAGCCAAACAGAAGTCTAATAGCTAATTATGTATTCTGGCATTTTGAGAGCAACAACGATTCCTATAATACAGGAAACGGAAATGTTCGTCCAAAAGCTAAGAACGCAGATAAAGTTAGTGCTAGTCTAAAAGTAGTTAAGTCTTGGAATGAGATGGTAGAAATGATACAAGGTAAAGAAATTAACCAAAATGTCATTTATAGCCGTTTCGGTATTGGTTTAGATTATTACCAAGATAGTACAGAAGTTGACCTTTACAAATTTATTGAAGATTCAAATACAATTCTAGAAGATACTTACCCGAATTTCAAACCTAATTATTGGAGAGAAAGTCTTAATGAAATGGGAATATAATGAGCGGAATAAAAAAGTCAATAGTTATTGAAGATAGGTTAGAGGAAATATTCTCTTATCTAACCCCTATAACTTCAAATGATTTACAAGCGTTTATGCCTATTTTTAAAGTTGGAGACCAAAAGGAATTAATTTCTTTTTTTAACCAATCGGAGACTTTAACTAATTACCCTTTAATTTGGTTGGATATGCCTTATATAGAAAACCACTATAATCAAAAGAAAGTTGAAGTTGATGTTAGTCTGATTCTAGCGGTGGAAACTAATGGTAGTATGCTAAATAGCGAAAGAATGGATAAGACTTATAAACCTATTCTCCTACCGCTTTTAGATAATGTTATAGATTTATTTAAAAAAGCGAACACGGTAAGTTTTGATTTTAACTACAAAATCACTAAATTTCCTAACTATTCTGATACAGAACAAGGAGAAGAGAATAAATTCGTTGATATTTGGGATGCTATTAAACTAGAAATTACTTTAAATTTTAACAATAAATGCCTAAGAGCAATCAATAATTAATTATCATGGCAAGAAAAAAATCATACAAAGGAGTAGTGTTGAAAGAGTTTAGTGTAGGTTATAAAGATGGAATCGTAACATATCATGTTGGCGGTAAATTTGAAACTTACAGTAAAGATTCTTTGCAACATTTAATTAATACCAAAAAAATCAAATAATGAGTTTACAATCAATTATAAACAAGAAAGTTTCTTGTGGTGGTGCAAACGCTGACACAGGTAAACTAGGTTGTCAAATAGAGTGGGGAACACCTCTTCACGTTATTGGAATGACCAAGGGATTCGAAATTCCTAAAGAAACAGTATTTAACAAAGCATTTATAGATTCACAAGTTCAATTAGGGAAAATGATTCCTTTAATTGGAGCTGAGTCATTTGAAGATTTATCTTCTGAGGATGCGGTTACTACGAATAGTCGTGGTGTTGACAGATTAAATACATTAGGCTTACCTAAATATAAGTTCACTTACGAGGAAGGACATAACTTTTACAAAGAAATGTACAACTTAACTTCATTTAAAGCGTTAGATTTTATCTTTGGCGATGAAGAGGGGAACTGGAGAATGGCAATTACTTCTGATGGAAACTACAAAGGTTTTACTGCGGGACAAGCAATTGCGATGTTGACTACAACAAAAACTTTAGGTGGAGACCCTGAAAGTAAAGCGTTTTCTATTCAGTTATTAGATAGAATACAATGGGATAAAAATTACGGGTTTGCTTTAAGAGAGCAACTTGATTTTTCTCCGGAAGAAGTTGGTGGTGTTAATGGTGTTGATATTAGTTTTGATGCAATACCGGCAAACGATGCAACAACAGTTTCTTTTTCAGTTGTTTTGACTGCTGATGGATTAACGCCTGTTGAGGGATTACTTGATTCAGACTTAAAATACACTGCCGATGGTGTTGTAGGAGCAATGTCTGTTGTAGAGAATAGCCCTGGAAAATATACAGGAACAGTTACTGCCGTTGTTACAGGGCAAGTGATTGGATTAGCAACTTACAATACGCCAACTTTAACTACTGTTATATTGAACGAAGGAGTTCTTTATGATGGAAAATTAGTTGAAGAGACTGCGGTAGCATAAGGTTATTATTTAGATTATTTAGTTAGTTAAAAGTGAAAAGGGGATGTGGCATTAGTTACATTCCCTTTTTTAAAATAATAAGATGGCAAGAGCGGGTAAAAATATTAATACTTACATTAGAGACTTAAATAGTTTATTAGGTAAAAATCTACAACTCCAACTTCAAAAACACTTACAGAAGAATAAAGGTGTATTATTCCTAAAACCATTGAAGTTGAGACTTTATAATAAAGGAGAAAGTGGTGATGGAACACAATTAGCATCATATTCTAAAACTTATAAAGTTTGGAAAAGAGCTAAAGGAATAAGAGCTACTCCAACAAACCTTTTTGTTACAGGAAACTTTTACAGGAGTATGTATGTTCACTTTGGTCAATTTGGTTTACGTCATGTTATTGAAATAAAAACAAGAGAAGGAGGCGCACAAGAAGAGGGCGGAAGAAGTAATTCGGAAAAAACTGCTTACTTAAAAAAGAAATACGGAGCAAATATTCTAACTTTGAATGAAAAGGAACAAAATGTTGTTCTTAAAGAAGTAGAGGATTTTGTAGCAAAACAAATAGAAGAAACTTTAGGAGACTTAGAAATAAAACTTACATAATGACGTTATACAAGAGTTGCAATACTTTGCCAATTTATAATTTTTTTAAAATTTTTGAAAGTGACGATTTCAGATATTTAATAAAAGGTTGGGATGAAGATGATGATGAAGTTGAGTTAGTTGGTGTAAAACTAGAAGAAACAAGAGCCTTATTCAATAATATTGTTTTTGAGTACACGGATTTAACACATAATACAAAAGCAAAAAGCACACTTAAAAAACAAATTCTTATTGCCGAGTGGCAAATAGTTTACGATATAGTTGTTGGTTGTGTTGATTTGTATTTAGGTTCAGACGATGAGCAATACCTTGAATTAATTAAAGAGGTTGGTTACCCTGTAGATTTAACTAAAGAACTTGAGCCACAACTTACGGCTATTTCTAGGAAAATGAAGGGATTAAAAAACAAAATACAAATATACAAAATAGACCTAGCCAAGAACTTTGAACAAAACAAAAATGAAGTAAAGACAGATTTAGATAAAGAAGCTTTATATTTAGAGATGAATTTAGATCTAAAGAGAGAGATTAACACAAGAACAACAACAGTTGCAAAATGGGTTAAGATAATAGAACTAAATAAACAAAAAAATTCCAAGAAAAATGAGCACGTTTAAAATTACCCCCGATAAATCAAGTGTTACCCAACTTAATGATATTATTGCGATTTTCAACAAGATGCGTGGTAGCATTACAGGAACAGTTGAGGAGTCTAAAAAGTTTAGACTTATGCATCGTAGTCTAATAGAACTTGGTAAGGTTGCGGAGAAACTTAATAGGGAAATTGAAGTTTTAACTAAAAAAAATAAAAGCTTAGCTACATCTCAAAAAAGTGCTTGGACACAAACAAAAAAAGCAAAAGCAGAGACAGATAAACTAACTGCTTCAAATAAAAGATTAACTGAATCAAATAAAAAATTACAGGCTTCACTTAATAAAACTAAAAAAGCGAGTCAAAAAACGTCATCCGGTTTTGGTGGTCTTGTAAAAGGAGCGGGTGCTTTAATGGGAGCGTTTGGTGCTATTGCGGGTGTTCAGTTATTTGCGAGTATAATTAAAAATGTTATTTCACTTGCGGGAACTTTTGATAGTTTACACTTTGCACTTAATAGAATAGCAAAAGATTCTTTAGATGCGGCGGCATCTGAGGCGTTCTTAAAAGAGATTACAGTTGATTTTGGTGCTGAATTAATTACAACTACAACTAGGTGGATTAAATTTTTAGCGGCGGCAAGACAATCAAATGTTACTTTAAAAGAAACAGAAGATATTTTTAGAACAATGACTAAAGCGGCGGGTGTATTAGGTTTAAAAACTGATGAACTTCGTGGTATTTATTTAGCATTGGAGCAAATGTTATCAAAAGGAAAAGTTACCACAGAGGAACTTCGTAGACAATTAGGTGAAAGATTACCTGGTGCGATGGGTATTATGGCGGCGGCTTTAGAAGTAACAATTCCACAACTTGATAAAATGCTGAAAAAAGGTGAAGTACTTTCCTCAGAAGCTTTACCTAAATTCGCAAGAGCAGTAGAGTTTGCTTATGGTATTAAAACTGTTAAAACAGTTGATACTTTAGTTGCCGCTCAAAATAGATTAACAACGGCTTGGCAGTTATTTGTTAAAGGATTAACAGAGGGTGATAGTTGGATTAAGAAAACTTACGGTTTCCTGTTAGGTGTTGCAACAAGAGCATTATCGGAGTGGGGTAAAATTTTACAAGATGCTGAATCAGATAGAGCAGATAATGTTGCTTGGCATACTAAAAAAGCAGAAAAGGCTTTAGAAGATAAGTTTAGAGTAGAACTAGAAATGGAACAAAAGCATTTCGGTAAACAAAAATTTCTACAAGCTAAACACGATGCAGCTAAAGAATCAACCACACTTGAAGCATCAGATAAAGAAAAAGCTGATAGACAAAAAGCATATACAGAAGCTTTAAAGGAATTAAACGATTTTACTTTAGAGAAAGAAAAAAGAATGAAAGATTATGCTAAAGCTAATTTACAACAACTTCGGGATGATTATGTTAAACTTAAAAAAGAAGAAAAAGATTTAAGGGCTAAAAAAGATGCAATTAGTACAACCGAAACTTTATCAACTACAGTTGGTAGTGTACAGGCTGATAATACGGATTATTCTTTATTTGGGATTGAGGAGATTACTGATATAGCAACCTATAATGACTATTTAAAAAAATTAGGATATGAAGTTGATAAAGTATCAGGTAAATTCCAACACTTTAGAAAAATAGCAGAAGATAGTGGAGATAATGGTTTGGAACCAGACTTACCCGTAGCAGAAAGTAGTAAAGTAAGAGCGAGGGCTTTAGTGGATTATGAGTTAAAACTTTTAAAAGAAGCGGCAAAAGCTAAATCTAAAACCGCTAAACTACAATTGGATGATGACCAAAACAATTTTGCTATAAGATACCAAGCACTTCAAGACCACTACTTAGCTGAACAAGATATAATTGAATTAGACACGCAAATAAAATTAGACGAGTTAAATAACAAATATGAAAAAGAAGCAGAGCTTTATGCTAATGCAGTTTCAGAAGGCAAACAAGATAAAGAAAGTTTTGCAATTTGGGAGAAAGGGATTGAAAAAGAAAAAACAGATGCAATTGAATTAATTCATGTACAAGGTGATGCAAAACGTTTAGCAAAAGCTAATGAATTTCAAAAAGCACTATCTAGTATTTCAATTACAGGATTTGAAGATGAAGTTAAGGAAATAGAAAAAGCTAGTAATATTAAAAAAGCGGCACTTATAGCAATTTATAATGACGAAACAAACTCCGATGCAGATAGAAAACAAGCTAAAAAAGACTTAGCACAACTTGAAGTAGATTTAGTTAATGATATTATTGATGCTAAAATTAGACTACTTAAACTTGACATTGAAAACTTGGACGATGACAACGCTTACAAGAAAGTCGTTGAAGATTATATTGCAAAATTAGAAGCTAGTAAATCACTAATTCCTAACAACATAATAGACCCGCCAGAAACTGCAAAAGAAAAATGGAAAAGACATTTCGCAGAGGTTTTAAACTTAGCTAAAGAATTTTCAAATGCTTTATTTGATATAGGAATAGCACAGGCAGACAGGAGAATTGAAGAAATAGAAGCAGAGAAAGTAGCGGTTGAAGATAAGTACACAAAGCTTATTGATTTAGCGGGTGCAAATGCTACACACAGAAAAAACCTTGAACAAGAAAGAGATGGCGAATTAAGAAAGTTAGATAAGAAGAAACTAAAAGAAGAGCAAAAGAAAGCTAAGCTCAAAAAAGCACAGGCGATGGTTGAAATTGCTATTAATACCGCTATTGGAGTTTCAGCAGTTACAAAAGAGGGTGTTTTAGGATTAGCGATGATTCCTATTATTATTGCTTTAGGAGCGGCACAATTAGCGGCAGTAGCGGCACAACCAATACCGAAGTATAAAGATGGATTGAAAAACGCTAGTTCAGACCATATAGGTATGATAAATGATGGTGGTAATTTAGAATACATTGAAAGAAACGGTGAGTTACTTGCTACGCCTAACAAAAATGCTTTAGTAGGAATACAAAAAGGAGATACTATTCACAAGGATTTTGAAAGCTTGAAAAAGAATAGTAGTTTTATCAAAGGATATGATGATATGACCGAGAAAGATATACTTATGTTTACGGCATATAACAAGTCGCAACAAGTCCAAAACAAACAATTGGATACTATGTTAGTTAATATAGAGAAGTCGATAGAAAAGGGCTTTAAAAAGGCTAGGATAAACAACACGATTGTCAACAAAATGGATGATGGTTATTCGGATTCAATGTCTTATTGGAATTAAATTATGGGAAACATACATTCACAAAACAGTAATCATGTAGTTTGGTCTTTAAAATCAGAGTACGCACCAACTTTAAGATTAGACCAAGAGCCTGATGGTTGGGATGATGAAGACTACGAACTTACAAGACACAAAACATACCACGGGATGTTTATTTCTTTTTCTAATAGCTTAGTTTTTAGAAAGGAGTCTATAGAATACATAAAACTAGCTTACCAATTAGGAGGGGTTAATACTAATATGTATTTAACAAGGCACAAGCTAAAGGACGTTGATGGTGATATAAAATATGTTCAAGATTATTTTGGTTTAGCTGATTTCTCTACAATGGTAGAAAAGCAAAACGGTATAGAACTAAGCTTCAATTCTAATGAATTAGAGGAATTAATGAAGTCGCATGAGGCTGATTCTTTTGAAATAGAAAGGTATTATTCAATTGACGATACGTATATAGGACAAGCTGAATTACATAAAATCAAACTTGAAGGAAGAACAATAACTGCGGGAGGAGAACAAGACGTTGACTTAGACCAAAATACTGCTGTTATAGGAACAAAAACTTACCAAAGAATACCTGTTCGTGAGGTAGGAGTTGATACTTTTGGGTACTCAAATATGCTTTCCAGACTAATTGCAGAAGGAGATAAAAGGTTTGTTAAGACAGATTTAAATAGTACACTTCTTATGCTTGGTTCAGATAATATGTTCTACAATAGAGAGCAAGACGACCAAAGCGTAATAATTAATTTAGAGTTTGTTTACGATATTAAAGGGTTTTTTAAATACACAGTACCCCCACAAGCGGATAATGTTTTTGCTAAAATTGCAATAGTTAAAGCTGAGTATGATATTGATACCACATTACACACACAAACAAGTATAACAAATTTATGGACGCAAACAATAGAAACGTGGAGACCGAAAGATGCGGATTTTCCTTTTGAATTTCAAGGAAGACATACAATTAAGGAGTTAAAAGCAAATGAATCAGTAGCTATTGTTATGTACATAGAATCAAATGTAGATGGACAAAATACTACGGGTAGTTTTTATATAGAGAAACACAATATAAGGTCTTTTTCAAGTCCGTACTACGAAGCTTCAACTAATCTAACTTTTACATTTTTTCACGATACTTTAGATAGGTTGATGAAAATAATAACAGGAGATGAAGGTAGGTTCTATTCTAATTATTTTGGAAGAACAGAGGCGGGTTATGAAGTTGATGGGTTTGGCGGTCTGATAGGTTTAATGTCTGGCTTTTGGGTAAGAGCATTTGATAGGTCTTCTGCGAAATACAAATCACTTCAAATTTCATTAAAAGATGCTTTGGCTTCTGCACAAGCAGTATTCAATGTTGGGATAGGTGTTGAAACATTTGAACTAAAACAAAGATTAAGAGTAGAAGAATTAGAATACTTTTACCAAAATACAGTTTCAGTAAGATTGCCAATACAAATAAATGATGTTGTTCGTAAGGTAGATAAGCAGTTGTTTTTTAGCGGAACTGAATTTGGGTATGAATACGGTGGAGAATATGATTCTGATATAGGATTAGACGAACCAAACATAAAAACATATAGCACAACGCCGATTAGAAAATCAAACTTGAAGTATCGTAGAGTTTCTAAAATACGTTCCGATGAAACTGGGTTAGAATTAGCGCGAAGAAATCCACAAGCAGAATCTAGTGATAAAGATACGGCACAAGATTCACACAATTGGTTTCTAGATTTAAAAAGAAGTTGGGGTTCTGGTTACGAGCAAACTGCTTGGGAAGATAGATTAGTTTCCGAACCAACAGGCGTTACTCAAGCGGAGAACTATAAGTCAATGATTTTTACACCGCTTAGAATGTTGTTAAGACACGGATTTATTTTAAGGTCGGGATTAGAACCTTATTTGAGTAAATACATTAAATATAGTAAATCAGAATCTAACACAACTTTAACCACACACACAATAGGAGAGGCTTCTCCTTATAAAGAAAATGACGATGTTATGGTTAGGGATTTAGACCGTTCAAGGTTTCTTCCCGAGGTAATTACATTCAAACACGCAGTAAGTGATGAGTTAATGGATTTGATTAAAGGAAGCACAAGAATTTTTTATAATGGAAAATACGAGACAATTCCAAATGTTTATTTTAAATTTGAGTGGATTAATGAATTACAAGAACTTGAAAGTGGTTATCTTTTGAGTATGAAACCAAAAGGGGAGGGTTCTTTTACCTTTCAAAAAGCTAACGAAAATATAATAATATAATGGCAGTAACTTCAAAATTAACGATTGTTTTCAGCGGAAACCCCATAGCACTTGATTATGTAGAATTCACGGTTAGAAAAAAAAGCGACTCCAATGTTTTTAAAAGACACCTAATGGTTTGGTCAGATTACAACCCAAGGATAGGAACAAAATACGTACCTACTACCACTTCATTACTAGGCGTACCCGGAGAAGCTTCTGCTTCTTTATATTGGTTTTATCTTAACGTGGATTACCCAAATTTCCCTGGAATCATTTCAAGACAAGATAATGTAGTTCTTGTTACAATATCGCAAGATGATGAATGGGATTTTGATACTGTTGTAGCTAGTAGTGGAGTTGTAACTGCTACTGCGGTGAATAGTAGCAATACACCCGTAACTTTAGTAAGTGCGGTTCTTAGTGGTGGAGCAAACCCTTGTACTGATATTTCGCTTTCAATTGAGGCAAGTGAAGTATTGCCTACCGTTAGGGTAAACGGAAATTTAGTAACAGAGTCAAATGCTTCTAACCCGTATATTACCACATTTAAAAGAGGTATAGATTTTAGTCTTTGGCTTTCAAAAGAGGGAGAGCTTCAAGTAGCTTTAAGTTACCCCGCGCAATATTATTTAATAGTACCTACTTTCGGAGTTAACGATATAAATGTTCAAATAAACGCTTCGATTTCTGGAGCAACCGTAATAGTAAGTGTTGAAACAATAGAGCATCAAAGAAACGTGCCGTTAGTTTTTGAATATTCATTAGACGATGGAACAACTTGGGTTTCACAAAATATTTTTACAGGACAAACTGCGGGTACTTATACCATTCAAGTGAGAGACCAATTCGGTTGCCAACATTCACAAGATTATATAGTTTTACCGTTTAGCCAAAGAGAACCTTTTTTATTTATTTCTAAAACCAATTCAATTAGTTTCGCTAAATCAGAGGAATTTGATTATCAAAATGTGTTTCCAACAGACGAGAACACACTTGCGCATCAGTCTTTAACACATACAAAATTTTGTGACCCGATACTTTTTAATAAGTCGGATAGTCCAAAAATACAATTTAAGTCAAACTACGGAGAAGTTAAAGTTAAACTAAGAAAAGAAGATTTAACAGAACTAGAAATTCCTGTAGTACAAGTGTCTTCAAATTTAGACCGCTTCATGAGTTTAGATTGTTTATTTTATAAATATACAGATACTAGAGTTGCAATTTATTTTGAAAGTGGTAATACTTATGATAAAGTTGGAGCAGTAATACCCGGAAAAGAACACGCATTAAAAGGTAATTTACCCAACTTCGGATTTAAAGGAATGTTTGTTGAGCTTGGAAGTCATGGTACATTTGAAATTCTAGATGTTCTTTTTGATTCTAATACAAACAAAAAGGTTCTTATTATAGAATTCGTTTTTTTAGGTGATTATGATAATGATGGGCTTTCAGCAGATATAGCGTCTTCTGTATTTGATATGTTGCCTTTTGAAGTTTATGAGTTTGAGTTGGATTTCACTTTACTTCAACTAGAAACAGGGCTTTACGATGTGTTAATTGAAAATGAAACTATACACCCAACGGATGTTAATGTAATAGGAACTAACTTATTACTTTATAGTAACGATGTAAATCAAACTGAATGGGTTAAAACTAATGTGTTATTAGGTGCTAGTAACAAACTTGTGAGTGAAGTAACGGGTACACCACAATACCATTTCATTCATCAGAGGGTTTTAATCGATGGAGTACCAAAAGAATATACATTTTCTTGTTACGCTAAAGCAGATGAACTTAGAGAGGTTTCACTTGTAATGGAAAATTCTATAGGATTTGCTAGTGGCACTTGTTACTTTAACTTGGAGACAGGCACTATTAATAATTCGCCTAGCAGTCAGAATGGTTTTTTAATAAAAGACGCTAAAATTACACCATATTTAGATGGATATTACCGCTTGTCTATTACTGTTGAAACTAACGATTCAACTTATGTTGATTGTAAACTTACCATGTTGGATAATTCAAGAAATAGCGCATATATTGGCGATGGAGTAAGTGGGGTTTTGGCTAAGAATTTTCAATTTCAAGAGGGCGACTTAACAATTTATACAGAGTCAACAGATGAATTAGGTGTAATAACAGAGCCACAAATTTTGTCTTCTGTAAAGCATTTAAGCGAGAATATTTATATAGCAGATAACCACGAAGAAACGGTTCATATTAGATATTACAACGAAAACAATAGGGATATATTTTACAAATATGGGATTGAACACACAATAAGAGTTCCTTATTTACATATAAAACCTATGATGAATGACGAAAGTAATATCAGCATTGGCGACTTAACTTCAACTATGACAGAATCTAAGATACACGAACTTAATGAATTTATGTTTGTAGATTTAGTTAATTCGGCTATGAGAAAACTAGCAATTGCATTATCTTGTGAAAAAGTTTTTATAAACGGTGAGGGTTATATTAAAAATGAAGGGTTAGCAATAGAGAATATTCCTAATTCAAACTTACACACGTTACTAGCTATTATGCTTAAAACAAATATAAATTACAATAACAACAACGGAGGTCAAACGGGTATAAATGTGGATGAAAGCGATTTAAATATTCCAGCATTTATAATAAGTGAAAATGGCTTTATAAAATCTTAAACAAATGGGATACGAATCACAAATTATAGCTAATGCTAATGCTATACAACAAATACTAACTGATGCAGTTACTATTAAAGATTTAAAAGCTAGAAGTGTAGCTTTAGAATTAAATGATTTATGCGCCTTTCAAATTGTAGCCACAGAAGAAACGGTTTATGTTACACTTGGGGATTTAATTAATAAAGTATTAATTAGTATAGATTACCAAGGTAAAATTAAAATTGGCGATTATTGGGTTGACAAAGGAGTTAATGCAAACCCATTGGCTTTTGAGGTTGGTGACAAAATAGATGGTTGGATTGAATCTAATACTAGATATGTTACAGGAATTGTGTTAGCTTTACCATTCGATGTCGATGATAGCACAAAAGTAGGTTTAGTACATGATGTTACATTATAAATAAATAAGTATGAAAAAGATATTTTTTTTAGTTTTAGTTTTTATTAGTTTTAGTTGTATTGCTCAAAAACCTAAAGTACAGGTTGTCAAATATAAGAGCGTAACAACGGTAGAGAGAGATGCTTTTACAGTTCCTTCTGGCGAATATTGGAGAATATATAATTCCACTAATGCAAGGAATGAATTTTGGGATGGTAATAGTTGGGAGGTCTTAGGTGGCGGTTCTAGTTATTTACCAATAAATAGTTTTACAGTAGGAGCAAAAGTTGGTTCTATTGCCGGTCTATCAGTTGCAGTTAATGAAATTACTTTTGGAGGTGTAGCACCGGATGTAACAAATATTTTGTTTAATGAGGAATATAGTAAATATTTAGTCAGATTAAACGATCTAATTGCTACAAGGGATTTGTATATAAAAGTATTCAATAAAACTAAAAATAAAACTTTAGTAGCTAAAATTATAGGGTTTACAGAAAATGTAGTAAGCACGGTTAGTTATTGGGATGTTTCAATTACCGTAGGTGATATGCTTTATGCTAATATTGACGTTGCAGATGAAGTTGAAGTTGAAATAAGTGTTTCTAGTATTTCTGCGGGAGAAACAGACTTAACAAACTACGTTACTTTAGTTGGCGCCTCACAAACACTTACAAGTGATAAATATTTTCAAGGTATTGTTGAAATAGATAACGGTTCAGAGGGAGCAAATGCGGGTTTAGGAATGTCAGACCATAAGATACAATTTCTTGGAGATGGAGTCGCTTCTACAGATGCAGTTAATAAAGGTCAATTAGATACTGCGGTTTCGGGTTTAGCTTCAACGGGAGAAATAGCAGTAACAGATTCACAAGTAGTTATTGGTACAGGAACAGGAATTGAGGGAACGGCATTAATAACAACGGCGGAAACAGATAAAGTTGTGGATATTAAACCGTCTGCGGGTTCTAATCTAAATACGGCTACAATGACTAGCGGAACAATTAGACTTGCTAACGGTTCTGGAGCAGGAGAATCTCCAACTATTTCGACTAAAACTAATGATAATTTACCCGCTTTAACAGTTACTGCATTAGGCACAAACGCAAATACAAGCGGTGATTTTTACTTTGATTCTAGAGAAAATAATAATACAGATTTTGAAACATTAACAGGAAATGCTTTTGTCTTTAGTAGATTTGGTAATTCTTTATTGAATATTCGTAGAGATGGTTTTACAACTTTTTTAGGAAGTGTTGTTGCTAGTAATTTAAGCGGAACTAATACGGGTGACCAAGACCTTGATTTTATTACAGGATTAACTAACGGAATGGTTGAAGAGAGTCCGTCAATAGTAGTAGCTTCAAATGGAGTTGATACAACCTTATCAATAGAAAAAGTTGGTGG